TCGGTAATTCCATCACCATCAAAGTCTGTTCTCAAAAAAGACTCGTAAAGCCAATACTCTTTTAATGCGTCCTCATTCGCAGCGTTGTTTCTAATGTAATAAGGATCTCCAGTATTGTCATTAATGAATCTTGCGGCATGCTCAATATCCCAGTTCGCTGTGTAATCGCCATCTCCGATGTTGCTTTCATCCATGTCTGGGTACATTTCACGAAGTTCGGACAAAGTTTTGCGAACACGATGGCAAACAAATCTTGCATCTTGTATAGACTTTGCTTCACGATTGATAACAAATTCTTCTGGCGGGACATTGACGATAGAAACCTTTCCATCATTCATGTATCTTCGGATAACAACATTGTGCATGGGCATACCCATTGCATCGCTTATCTCTTCATGCTCAACGACTTCAACATTTTCATCCATAAATATAGAATCAAACTCAACATCGTTTAATCCTTTATACGTCTCACGATGGTACTTATCAGATTCTTCCCACCAGACTTTTACGATACCATTCTTTTGAAGCAGTGCGTCGGTAAACCAATTATATAAAATATTCCATCCATCGTTTTGCCTCTGCAAAACAAAGTTTACATAGTCTGTTGCCTGCTGTGCAGCAGCAACATCTTCTGGGCCTGACGGTTGAAACTGAACAAGTTCGTCACCGGATGCAAACACACGCATGAGGGCAGGCTTTATCCATTCAATACTGTCCTGAACCGTACTGTCAACAAACTGACTTCTGCCGTCTACCTCGTTTCCCATGGGCTCGCCGTAATAATACGACATAGCCTCTGCCCTTTGCTGGGATATCTCATCAGACCATCCGATAGCCTCCGCCATTTCTCCATCTATGCGTTGCTTGATATCGTCTTCTGTTATAACTCTATCTTCCATTATATAATTCCATATTGAGGATATGATATATCCTTATCAAAGTTAAAGTTCCAAGTGGTGTCTAATCCAGCAACACCCCAGCGTCTTGACATAAAGCAGTATCGCATAGCGGACACGCTATCATCTCTTACCGGAACGATCTTCCCATCCTTTCGGTGGTATTGCCTATATTCTTGAAGGAGGTGGTGTAAGTCGGATTTGATCTTAAACCTCCCTTCCTCCATCCAAACGACCATCTGCTGAATGCCCTCTTCAACAGAGTTAGAACCCTTCTTTTGACCAAGTGCCGGTGGATTTGAAAAGTGATCCAAAAGAAAATTACAACCATGATCACGATACTGATCAGCAAGGCCGGGATTGCCCATAGAATCCCTACGATTACCATCATGAGGATATGCAATGGGGATAAAAGATGGCCTCCTGAGTATTTCTTTTGAGTGTTCAGCAGGCGACCTTTTGTTTGCGTTGTACGAATCATAAACGTAAAATATTTCCTCATCAGGATCTAGAGCGCCCCACACCACAGCCGTGTCATGATCCCATCCAAAATCTATTCCTGCTATTCTTGGCCAGTGTTCCTGTATTTGAACATTATCATAAATAATCTTTTCTTCAGGTATTGGAAATACAAGACCAGATCCAATTGTTGGCTTACCATACTTGCGCATTTCTCTTTCGTGTGGAGAGTACGCAGCAAGAATCTGAGTCATGGTATCCTTGTCTAGATGTCCGGGTTTGTTATTAACAATTGTACGAACATCTTCTGACGCATCATCCCAAGTTGCATTCGTAAGAGACTGGCCACGTTTCAAGTCGTTCATAAAGGCACTGACAGTTTCTGTCATTCCCTGCTCAGGGGTGAATGTAAGATAAACCATTCCCTTCCTGTCTAGAGTACGTGTTACAGCCTGAGAATATAATATTCGTTCAGGCTCTTCGTCTAGCCATATGCAGTCAACAGATCGACCCATCCATTTCTCTACTCCCGATTCATAAGACTTAAACTGAACCGTGCTATTTTCTCCGCTTATGTGTTTTACAACAGCAAGTGCTTTAGCGTTGGGCACGCCCGGTTTCCTTTCTGTGGAAACGATACAGTCTCTGGGGATCGCTCCGGTACCGAAGGCTTCCGGGTCTTCCGGGCTGCCCAACAATTCTGCCTGACATATATCTCTGGTAGACTCATTAGATACGCCACCAACCCAAGCGGTAATGGCTCTGTTATACCTTCTACCTCCCCACCAATCTGGGTATATGCCTGTTAAATGCATGGACATTTCAGCAGCGCCAGAATATGACTTGCCGATACGGTTGGCGCACATAAGCAACCTCTGGTTGCTCTGAAACCCAGTATCATGAAATTCTTTTTGAAAAGGATACGGGTCGTAAAACTCTAACTTACTGTACTTCTGCCTTTTAATGAGTTCCTTCGTATTTTCGATGGCTTGCTCAATTTGTTGTCTTTCCATTACTGCAGCATTTTTTGAAGTTCTGCTAACTCCGCTGTTAATTCTTCCGTAGATTTTTGTTCTGTAGTTGTTATCTCTGTCTCAGTTTTTTCAACAGGTTTAAATCCAGCACGATCCATAAGGTCTTTACATGCATTCAGCCTAACAGCCTCAGAGTCAGCGCCGTTAGCCAGCGCTATAATATTTGCTATAACGCTCGGAACCGAGTCCATGATCATAGCCTTTTGTCTTGCCTCAATTTCTTTCTGGTATTTCTTTTTTAGTTCCCATCCACGTTGTTTGGGAGAACCATACCCGGCGTACTTAGCAGCCTTGGTTGCATTACCAGTGTTAATATAAAGGTCTAGAAATTTTTCTTGCTGTTCTGTCATGGTGTAATATCGCCCCAATCAGGCTCATCGTCTCCAAAAAGATAGTATCCAAGAGGTGCGCCACGCACCCCTGTCTTGGCATAAGTTTTTGCTACATCTAGAAGTGTTGGTTCTGCAGATTGCGCTTTCTGAATAGTCGCTCTAACATTAGAAGCAACATCTGCTTTGCCCATTCCTATAGCCTTGCCCGCTTCGGTAAAGTCGTAATCTTTTACATTAGCGCCTTTGCCATCTCCAATTACACCTGCGTCCATAAAGTCAATGCCTAAAGACTCTTGCCCTCCGGGGTTTAGCGCACGATCAAACATTTTGTTTCCAGACCCAAGCCTCATTTCGTCATACTGAACAAAATAAGCACGGCCTGTTCCTTGGTCTACAATTACACGCCAGTCGTAATTTGCGTACTGCCTATCTTGCCCAAGCACTCTTCCACCAAAACTTATAAAACCCTCTCCCTCGACAAGACTGTCCTTTAGTTTATCCACATCTACTTTAGCGCCGGTCTTTCCTCCGCTTAGTTTTATCGGGTTTTCTTCTGCCCACTTTAAAACGTTCTCCGCAGTTCTTGGAATACTCAGAGGCATGTCCTTTAAAAGATTTGTTGCAGCCAAGGCGCCGCTAAATCGTGGCTTGTTCTGACCCCTAGATACATCGGCAACTTCCTTTACTTTTTCTTGACTCCTTATGTTAAATGCATCAGAACCTATACTAGAATTCCATCTGGACAGACTAAGATTAATCGGCCTGCCGTATACATCGGTGCTTTTAATTGCTGGTTTACTTATATGAACAAGCGCTGCTTCAGTACTCATCGGAAGTTTACCGTCAAAAACTTTCATAACATCAGCGCCCGTCGCTTGCATTCTAGGGGCATTGGTTAATATTGTTCTTGGGTACAACATTCTTTTGAACTCTGATGCTAACAAAGGATGATCTGGTTGTCTTCGCATCAAAACGTCAATCATATGCTTTGCTTGAGAAACGTACTCATTTCTGTTTAAAGCCAAATCCTTCTGTATTTTTCTTTTTGTTTTCGTATCCGCCGTTGCGTATTGCGAAAGAAGACTATCCTCTAACTTAAAGGCACGATCAAAGTCTGAAGAAACATTTGCGGACATTCCATAATCACGCATATCAATCATTGCTTTAGGGCTAAAAGATCTTCTAACAGAGTTCCCAATAACATCTTCAGCCATCATCACTAGATTTGCGGGCATTCCTCCAGCATACCAATCTGTAGGAACTCCAAGTCTCTCAAACAAATTTCCTGACAGGCTGGGAGATTGGCCACTAACCTTCCCCCTTCTGGTAATGTCCGGCGTAAGTTGCGCTCTAGTTATAGCATCTTTTCCAGCCTTTAAACTTTTTGCCGCAGCCAATGGGCCGGTGGCAGCAAGTTCTGTTACATCAAATCTTGTAAGCGGGTCTCCCTGAGCAACCTTGATCGCAGGATCAAGAATAGCCTCGCCAATGCTGCCGATCATTTTACCCTGAAGTCCAAACATTCCTGAGTATGGGTTTGACTGCATATCACCCAAAACATTCCTTGCGAAGCCCGCAATAGGTCCAGCGACAGGAATCTCTGGTCTTCGTCCAATTACCTCTTGATCCCAGTATCCAGTATCCGGGGTATCGGTAGGAGACTGAAGTAGATAATCTTCAGGGTTTAAAATGTCTTCATCCATTCTTCTTTTTTCTCTCCAGCGGTCCCGGTAAAATCCAACCTATAATAACCGGGCCTATAAAACCAAGAACCAAAAACCATCCAGCAACTTGAACAAGTTCCTCAATCAACATAAAGAATGATTTACGCTGTACCGTCTGTGGTACACCCTGATTCTTCTCTGTTAGATCGGCAAGGACAATCCCCGTTGAGGCACCCGCCAGAGCACCCACCATCGGAGCAGTTACACCACCGCTCATCACAGTTGCCGCACCCGCACCGATTGCTGCTCCCGTCCCGCTGTACGTTGCGTCCCTTATCGTTTGACAACTGACTAGCCCAATACAACAACAAGCAACACTAAAGCCACGATACCAAGAACTACTCTTTGCTTTGTGTCTAATCGATTCCATTTTTTTATAATTTGTTCCCACATTATTTCTTCCTCGCTGTCTTGGCTGATTGTTTAAATGCTTTTGCGGTTGGCGCTCCTTTGCTTCCCGGCTTGCGCATTTTCTCTCCTGAACCCGCCTTTATTCTTTTCCGTTTAGCATGAATATTTGCGTAAAGACCGCTATTTTTTCTTTGCATATGAAACCTTTTTGCCGGTTTTTTTAGCGGCAGCCTTAGCCTTTGCCATTCCTGCTTTCGTATAAGCGTAGTGTTTCTTTCCAACTTTAGGCATAAATCCTCCTTACCATTTAACTTTGTTAGCCCAATAAGCCGCAGACATTTTACCCTTGGCTATGTTCTTAGCGTGTCTTGCCTTGAATGATGCCTGCCTTTTGGTAGGCTTCTTGTCACCGGTTACACCCTGCTGGCCAAAGCGAATCGTCTTAACCTTGCTACCTTCTTTTGCTACTACAACGTGAGACTTCTTCGGGTGGTTTGGTGTACGTTTAGGTTTGTTGTAACCAGATACGCCAGCCCTAGTTAGTCTTGAATCCTTCATCGCATCTCCTTTCCAAACGCTCTGTCGATTGTTGCCTCAAGACTTTCAATCCTGTACGTCAATACGTCCAGATGATCCACCATCATTCTAATATCATCTCTGTCACGCTTTAACTCTTCAACGTCATTAGATATACCAGATGCCCACCAGATAGCAGTTGCGGTCTGACCAATAACAAATATAATTGCGCCTAGCAAATAAGATGGTATGTTTATTCCGCTCATGTTTTTTCCTCGGGGTA